TTTTGAGTACTAAGTCTGCGTGCGAAGCATTGGCAGATTCGTACTTTGCAGAAGGACAATATCCAAGCAGAGGTATGCATCCATGCTACGGCGATGCTATGAATCCAACAGAGATAGGTTTGTGTCTGCACTCAAATAAAACTACATCGAATACAGATTTGAATAGTTCTTATACTTGCACATCAATTACCGTTGGCGGTCAGAGAAATGATGGTAAAATAAACTATTGTGATTTTGAAACAATATTTGGGTCTAGAGCATCACAAAGAAAAAGTGAATATGAATTCAGATTCATACCTCTTCCAGACTGGTCTATATGTGGATCACAAAGCGGCGATACAGTTCCCCCCGAATTTATCGGAAAAGATTTTGCCAAAGATAACATTCAAACAAAAAAAATAGTTGTGTTTGATACTGTCAAACAACAGGGACCAATTAAAAAACCCCTGCATAGAAATAGTGGAACTATTATACCAATCGTAAAAAATCAAATAGATAACACGAAGGTAGTACAGATTACTGAAAAGAGAGATTCTAAAAACAGAAGAGTTTTAAGAATGAAAACTAGGTTAGACAATCCATGAGTATCCAATTCAGAACAAGAAATTCTAATATACAACCAACCGGTTTAACCGGTGCTTGTTGTATACCTGCTGGTGATGTTGCTGGTTGTCAAGAAGCAATTACATACACCGAATGCACAAACATGGGTGGGATATTTCAAGGAATAAATACAGCCTGCACAGATGTGAACTGTTCTGAACAAAGATCTATGTTTGTGTTGGGTGCATGCTGCGCATGTAATGGAAGTTGTACAGATGAAGTTACAGAGGATTGGTGCAATAGCAGACAACTTGATCCAACCACACCAAGAGCCTCCTTCCATATAGGAAAAAAATGCACTGATGTAGAGTGTCCGTCAGTGACCACTTTTGATTGTTGTGCTGGCGGTGTTGTGTTTGCCGGAATATGTAATGGGGATCTGTGTAGAGAAGTAGGTGGTCAAACTGCCGATTTTGGACAGGGTTGTGATAATAGTAATTTAGTAGCCTATTCTGGTGCGTGTTGTAATATAACTGTGGCAGGTTATAACAGACCATGCCATTATATGGACATACAAGATAAACAGTGGCACGGAAACCCCGAAGGAATGTGTATTTCATTGGGTGGAACATTCTACCAAGAGGAAACATGTTCAGACGGTTTTTGTGCCGAACCATCAACATCGATGCACGCATGTTGCAGACACGATGGATGCTTTAGTTTATCAGAAGAAATTTGCACAAACTCAAATGGTTTGTATATGGGTGAGATTGGATGTGCCAATACTAACTGCGAAAACATTGAATGGGGAGCATGTGTTACAGACACAATATGTCTACAAACAGACACGAATACATGTCACGAATATTCGGGAGAATGGTTCTCTGGTTACGCCTGTGATTCTACTTCTTTAAGTGGATCATTTAATAATTCCAAATCAGGAAAAATGTGTAGAGTATTTGGGGAACCCCAATGTGTTGATAACATAACCGAAGCACAAGCATTAGAAATTATCACAACAGACTATAATGATACTGAGTGGGTTTTTGTAGAAGGTGGAAATTGTGATGAGTGTCAGGAATCATATTCTTGCTATGACGCAGATGACGAAGTTGGTATGTGTATCTACTCACACGCATCGGATCAAATAAGCACCAACCCAAGAAACAGGTCTGCTTTTAGTACCACAAGAAAATGGTGTAGAAAATTGGGAGGGGAATGGTCACCTTCTACACCACTTTCGAGTTTGTTTAAAGGTTGTGGAACAGACGCTTCACACCTAAGTCTTCTAACCTCTCTGCCGTATGGTAGCCCCGATTTGTTTATGGATGGTTACCCATTCAATTATTATGGTTCTCCCGAAGATGGTTATGCACTTGGCTCATGCTCTATAGATGGAGTATGCAACAACAATATGAACCAGAGTAATTGCCAAACTCAGGGTGGAATATACATGGGCAACGGTACTCATTGTAATCACCCAGAAATTTCAACGAGTGGTGCAAGCGGGGGTAGTGGGGGTGCGTCAAATGATCCATCATACACAAACTATACTACTTGGATAACAAGAAAAACATCTGGTCAATTCATTGAATTCGTCTCATCCTCATACGAGGACGATGTTGCAATGCTACCATCATTCTATTACAGAACTAATTTTGGAATACATCCACCGATGTTATTTCCCAACGACAATCTAGCACTCAGTCAGCCAACACATACCGAGGCAGTCAGATCAATACATGGCGAGAAATTGAGGGTTAAATCTTCCGCAGATTTATCATCAATTAAAACATTATCCTTTATCAAGAGTGATGCTAATGGCAGATATTCTCCTTTAGATATTCATGGTGTAAACTTCACTTTGCTTGGTGGTATCCAGAAACTAGAGATAATGCCAGATCAAGATTTGATAATAGAATCTGTTTCTAATAATATCAAAGAATTGAATTTACAAGGATCGAGAAAAGTAATAGATGTTACAGTACTACCAAAACCAATAAGCGGTAATCAATATGTCGTTGATGGTGTTGCTAGGGATACCCTGTTCCTTTACCGAGGACATACTTATAGATTTAATATGTCCCACGAATCACTAGCACCTGCTACAAGTTTTGAAGATCATCACCCATTAAGATTCTCAGAAATAATAGGTGGACACCATAACGGTGGAACACCATTCATTCAGGGAGTTGTAATTTATAAAAATACTGGAGAGAATGGGGCATATATCGATATAACTATAGACGACAACACACCAGAAACTCTTTATTACCATTGTATGAATCATGCTGGAATGGGTGGCAAGATAGAGGTTCGAAACCATTTCGTGAATAAGTCTTTGGATCTATCTTCTAAAACATCTATCAAGAAATTATTCATGAATGATGTGAACTTAGAAAATATCACACTTCCAAGCAGCGACACACTGAATATACTACACTGTTCTGGAAATAATATATCATCCGTTGATATAACAGGTCACCCATATATTTACGGTTTAGATGTATCATACAACCAATTGTCGTCAATTGATCTTTCTGAATTCGGTTCTTTCGATGGACACGGCACCATTGATGTTTCGAATAATAATATAACCCTTTTAGATCTTCCTGTGTTCTATGGTGGAACAAGACTTCAATATCTAGATGCAAGCGACAACCCATTGGTTATTGCTAATATTCAGGACAACACAAAGATTGATGTAATCGATTTATCTCATACCAATCTTTCTAACCTAAGTATGCCTTCGGGGACAGAGGTAAAGGAATTGTATCTAAACAATTCTGGGTTGAGTTCAATATCCATGAATAATACTATTGACATTACTCTAGAAAGTTGTAGAATAATAGATGCTTCAAATAATACTTTAACAGATATTCCCTTTATTGCTGAAGGTTTCATTCCGAAAAATATCGAATACCTGAATATGGCAAACAACTCACTAAACGGATTAACCATTACCAATCTGTTCAGTATACTTGCGAATTCTCATTCAACCCATGAAGCAAGAAAATTAGTGATAAATATTAAAAATAATACAGGTACAATCGACCAACAAGAGATAAATACTCTTAGAGAAATATGGGGAAGTAAACTAACTATTATTCATGATTAGTGATTTATTAATTATAAAGGAGTTCTGATGGAAGACAAAGAATTAAACAATTCTTCATTTAAAGAAAAACTCGGCATGATGAAAAACTTTGCTTCGGCAATAACGTCTAGAGGTTTTAAAAATAGAAAGATAGATAAAGCAACAAAGCAACTCCGGGTTTTAAGTTGCTTTGGCGACAACGGCGAATTAATTCCTTGTGAATATCTTCGCAAAAGCGAAACCGGAGAAGGCAAACATTACTGTGGTGGCTGTGGGTGTGGGGATAAAAAGGCAACATGGTTAATGTCAGATGGGGAAAACTATAGCAAATTAGATTATCCAAAACTACACTGCCCATTATCTATGCCGGGATTTGCAAATTACAAGGAATCAGATCCAGACGAGTCTGTAGACCCTGTAACACGAAGATATTATATCGAAAACATGACTCCCGAGGTGATGGAGAATATAGAAGTTTCGTTACCAGAACCACCAGAACCACCAAAAGAAAAATGAATAACTGTGCTATTTTTATAAATAACTAGGAATGGGAGTATTATAACAATGGCAATAATTAACTCAAGAGATGGTCTTATAGATTATGCATATAGGCGGCTTGGTGAGCCAGTTATTGATATAAACGTAGATAGGCAGCAAGCCGAAGAAAGGCTTGATGATGCCCTCCAGTTCTTCACCGAAAGACATTTCGATGGAGTCGAAAGAGCATTGTTTACATACCCAGTAACACAATCAGATATAGACAACGGATTTGTAGATATGGATGGTCTGGGTGCTGTGAATGGTGCAAGTGGTGCCACAGCAAGCACCGCACCAACAGGCAAAGATGTTGTGAGTGTTGTTAAAGTGTTTAGGTTTGGTTCGGGTAATACCAACATGTTTGATGTTCGTTATCAAATGGCACTCAATGATTATTTTGGAATCAATAGAAATTTAACCATGGGTGGTGGTGGTGGAATCGCTAAGTATGATAGCACCAAAAGATACATTAGTATGCTAGAACAGATGTTCGAACCAGAAAAGCAGATAAGTTTTAATAAAGTTACAAACCGATTACACATAGATATGGATTGGTCGGCTGATGTTTCTGTTGGTAAAAGTCTTGTGATAGAAGCGTATGTTGCGTTAAGTCCAACCATATTTACAGAAATATACAACGACATATTATTGAAGAAATATTTTACGACTTTAGTAAAACGACAGTGGGGAGCCAATTTATCCAAATTCGATAATGTCGCCTTACCAGGTGGAGCATCTATGAGAGGTGGAGAGATATATCGAGAAGCACAGGAAGAAATCATACGTCTAGAAGAAGAAGTTCGACTGACCTATGAATTACCCATTGACTTTATGACGGGATAATCATGGCTATTAATCCATACTTTAAAAAATATTCTGGTGATGCCAGTATCGTAGAAGACTTGACCATTGAAACAATAAAAGCAATGGGTCAAGATTTTATCTATATCCCAAGAACACTAATAAATGTTGATGAAATATTTGGTGAAGACACACTTTCCAAGTTTGATGATGGTTATGAGTTGGAAATGTATATTCAGAATACTGACGGATTTGAGGGTGAGGGGGATATACTTACCAAGTTCGGATTAGAGATTCGTGATAGGATGACTCTTGTTCTTTCTAAGAGAAGATTTGAACATGTGGTGGGTATTCACGAAGGGGAAATAACCAAACCAAGAGAAGGTGATCTGGTTTATTTTCCTCTTAGTAAAACATTGTTTGAGATTAATTTTGTCGAACACGAAAATCCATTCTATCAATTAGGAAAACTTTACACATATGTCCTGACCTGTGAGGTGTTCACTTATAGCCAAGAAGATATCGATACTGGAATCTCTGACATTGATAATGTCGAAGCAGAAAGACAGTACTTCATGGTCAACTTAGAATTGGGCAATGCAATAACTACGGGTGCAACCGCATACTATGAGGGCGAAAAAGTTTTCCAGATAAGTGGTTCTACTGGTGGAACATTCAGCGATGCTACTGTTACAGCAAACGTAATAGATTGGAACGCAGCAGGAAAGACATTGGGTATATCGAATATCAGTGGCACCTTAAACACAGGGGCGACAGACAGTATCAAGGGTGCAAGTTCCGGTGTGGAATACTATATCTCCACAACAGAAACAACTACGGTTATTATTCCGCAGGAACCAAACCAAACGGACGAAGACAGTGGCGATAACGAAGATTTCGGTTTCCTTGCGGACACCGAAAATATATTCGACTTCACTGACATAGACCCCTTTAGTGAAGGTAATTATTAATGTTTAATCATTTCTATAAAAAGTCTATAAGAAAAACAGTGATAGCCTTCGGCTCATTGTTTAATAATATTCGTGTTGTTAGGAACAATGCCGATGGTACAGAGAAAGAACAGATCAGACTTCCTTTAGCATACGGACCAAAAGAAAAATTTCTTAGAAGAATACGAGAGACTAGTAGTATATCTGACGATAACAAAGTCATTGAAGTTCCTCGGTTATCTTTTGAAATAACAAACTACATCTATGATCCATCTAGAAAAAGAAACTCGCTAACAAAAAGAAGAGCAATTCAAACAATACCAGACAAATATGAATACACCTATGCAGAGGTTCCCTATGATATATCCTTTAGTCTTCAATCATATGTGAGATACATGGACGATGCTCTTCAGATAACAGAACAAATACTCCCATATTTCGCGCCTGATTTCACAGTGACAGTTAATTATAGTGACATAAACGAGAAGGTAGATGTTCCAATATCCCTGAACGATGTTAGTATTTCAGAAGAGTATGAAGGTTCCTTTGATACGAGAAGATTAATAACTACTCAATATACATTCACAGCAAAATCATATGTCTTCGGTCCTACGAAGAAAACAGAGTCGGAAGTTATTCGTAGCGCAGATATTGCGTTCTTTGATCTTGAGGGTTCTAACTTCCTGACTAAACGACAAGGTGGTTCTGGTCCAACGGGTGCTGTTGCTAGAAGCATCTACGGAGTCAGTGGTGCAAATGAAACCATACATACCTTTGATTATACTACCGATGTAAGCACCGACAGGTTTGTGGGTGGTGCAACCGGTTCTGATGGTATTGATATTCTTGGAAATACATATGCGTGATGTGAAAAAAGAAACGAATGACAGAATTTCAAATTCTTTAGGTATATCTTTCGACGGCGAACCAGTGGTGGAAACTCCTCTGGCTAGAGTTATAGATGTCCCAAAGGAATTGATGACTGTTGATAATAAGTCCGACAAAGACTTTAGTGATGTAAGAAA